AGCGTCGCGAACTTGTCGATGACGCTGCCAAGGATGTCGTCGAACGGCAGGGTTTGGCCCTGCGCGTTGCGTGTTGCGATCCCGTACTTGGTCAGGTTCGCGGACCCGTTGACCACGTTCTTCGATAGCGTGCCGAACGCAGTGCTGAGCTGGGAGACATTGATCCCCAGCAACGACGCAGCGCCAAGCAGGCCCGATGCAGATTCGGCGGTCTCACCCGTGATCCGCTGAAGGGTCCGCGTATCAGAGGCCCACTGCTGCGTAGCCTGGACACCCTTCGTGACCCCTGCCACCGCTGCCGCGCCGACGGCGAGGAAAGCGGGGGCAAGGGTCTTCAGGGTTTGGCCGACTGACGCAACACTGCTGTTCGTACCGCTGGCGAACTTCTGCGTGGACGCAGCAGCATCGTCAAAGGTCTTCGTCAGCTTGGATGCGTCGCCAGTTACGATGACTTCTAGGATCGAAGCAGGCAACTAGTCCTCATCTTCCAGCTTGCGCTTGTTCCGTTCGGCGGCAGCCTTCAGAGAACGCCACAGCCCTTCGTCGCTGGCCGTGCGTGCAGCCTTCTGGTGCCACGGCGGCGGCTCGACCTTCTCGCCCGCCTGGTGCCGCATCAGCGCGGCGATCCACCATTCGAGCCGGTCATGGATCAACAGCGGGCCGTAGTGGCGTTCGTACGCCGACCACTCCTCGATCTGCGCTGGAGTTAGTCGGTCTCGGAGTCGGTCGACATCGGGGTATCCGAGGGCGTGGGCGAGTCGGACGAGGAAGGCTCGTCCTGGTCGCCCGTCGAAGGGTTTTCCTCGTCATCTTTCACGGGAGCCATCCCCGACAGCTCCAGCCCCTTGTCCACGATGCGGTCCAACACCGCTGCGTTTCGGTTCCCGAGCTTCGACACGTCGGAGTCGTCGAAGGCCCGGACGTACTTCCCGCTGCGGTCTTCCTCCACGATCACCTTCGCGGCGAAGGTGGCGCGGATGTTCTTCAGACGCGGGTTCGGTACACGTCCACCGTTCGGACCTGGCACGGTCAGCGACATCTCATAGTCGTCGCGTTCCTTCGCTGTCAGCGCCCGAACATAGACGAAGGGCACCCCGAAGGGTGCCCACTCGTCAGTCTTCACTTGCTCCCGCGGCAGGTCGTCTGCCGACAGGATGGCATCACGAAGCGATCCCATGTGTTATGCCCCCCTACAGATTCGATCCGAGAGTGTCACCGTTACGTGCCAGGAACCACGCCGGGGTTCACGATCTTCGCCTCGACGTTCATGGCGTACAGACCGTCCAGCGGAGATTCGCGGGCCACCTTCGTGATCTTCGTCGACACGTCCACGGTCTCACCGGAACCGACGTGGTTGAACGTCCACACAGCCACGTCATCGGCGTTGTCCGTGTAGAACGACTCGATCGCGTCTGCACCAGCGTCGGCTGGGTCTAGGGCGACCTGGATCGTGAGCACGGTACCGTCTTGGAGACCCAAGACCGTATCGGTCCAGACTTCGCCGTACACCGATGCGTCGATCAGGTTACGGGACGACCCGTACTCTGAAACGGACCGGATGTTGGCAACTGGCGTGCCCTCGAAGTCGATCGTGAGGGTACGACCGGCATACTTGACAGCCACTACTACCACCTACCTTTCCTGCTTGCACTGCGGATGGTCAGCCGCCGCGGTCGCGGGGCCGGTTCGGATCAAGACTGCGACTTGACGCTGTCCTGGTAGCTGATGAAGAAGTCGAGAACGCGCCGATGGAACTTGGTTCCAGGCTCGAAGGTGTCCAGTTCGTTCACCGAGAAGGAGGTGATAAGTTGCCCGCCCATGTCGTCGCCATAGCCCGACAGCGCAGCGAGCAGCGCCGATCCCATATCCATCGACTCCATCGCGGTGTACGCCCAGCAGTTGAACTGGATACGAGCGGTCACCCAGGGTTCATTCTCGTCGAACTCGTCGTAGGTGTAGAGCCTGTTCGCATCAACGCGGTTCCAGGTGATATAGGGCACCGGGCATCTCTCGGGGACCGAACCGACCGGGTACACCCGCAGCTCCACCAGCGCCGCGATAGCCTCATCGCCGGTCAGATAATCGAACAGGACTTCCTCGAACGACACTAGATGCCCCTTAGCACGTTGGTTCCGACTTCTTCGGCGTGGGAGTGGTCGACCGTGTCAGCCGCGGGCCGCATGAACGGCTGAGCCGGGGTGTCACTGGTGCCGTACTCCACGAAGGCCGCATACTCAACGTCCGTTGCGACCGTGCCCCCCTCTGCGTTGATTGAGCCTTGCAAGCGTCCGGTGTCGACCGGAGCGAACGACTGTGCGAGGTCTCTAACATCTTCGGCCAGGGCGTCGCGTGTCTCTGTCGCTGCGTGCTCGCCGATCACCTTGCCCCTGGCGAGTCGTGCCAGCAGCTCGTCGACCCCTTGAACGCTCATCCATCCTCCGCAAGTCGCTTCGCGTTCAGTCGAGCATGTGCAGCCTCGATCCCGGCCCACACCGATAGGACCGTGACGTAGACCAGCAGGATGTTTCGCCACACCGGGTCAGCCAGCACAGCCATGAACGACAACGCCGCGCAGATGGGAACCTGGGCATACCAGGCGATCAGGGACCACGCTGCATGGCGTCGGCGGTTGGCGTCAGTCAGGACGGTCACGCGACCCTCTGAAGCTGAATCTGCCACGTCAGGATATGAACGTCGGCCTCTAATCCTGCGCTCAACGACGGGAACACCCGAGCATCGCCGTCGTCGGCAGCAACAGTGAAGCCGCCGCGGGTCGTCGCTGTGTATTTGTTGACCGCCGCTACGGCCGGAAAGGTTTCGGTGGCGAACGCTGGCTGCGGAATCTGCGATCCAGTCACCCCGTACCAGAACGCATCACCGCCGAGGGCACCCGTGCGCGTAGATGGGTCGTCGGCCGTATCGAACCGGACATCTAAGAAGTTCGCGCTGGGATCGGCCAGTGGCCCACCCGCGGCTTTCTCGTACGTGACACGTTGCAACCAGGCGTATCGCCCCGGTTGCAATACCAGCAACGTGTGAACAGGGAACGTGCCCGCCCACCAGTCAGAATCAAAGGGGCTGTCGAGCACCCATCCCGAAGGGTCGCGCAGCTCACGCGCACTGCCCTGATCCGGCCAACTGCCCGAGAGGTCCGGCAACACACTCATACCGTCACTGAGCGCAGCGATGGTCGCAAACGATGCGGCCGGATAGGTCAGGCCGTAGATGTCCGAGAGTTGCGTATCTCCCGCCACGTCACGCAACATGAACAGTTCATCCGCTGTGTCTGACACCCCCGACACGACGAAGTCCCGCATGTCCTGCGCCGTGATCGAACGGGCAGGCTGACCGTCGGGGAAGATGTCGTTGAGCAGTTCGTCGCGGGTACGCGGGGTATCAGGCATCGAACGCCGCCGAGTCGTCGATCTCTTTCAGGTCCATCTCTGTGTGGGAAAACGTCCCTAGCTCGGGGTCGAAGAAGGGCCGCGGGTCGCTGATGATCCGAAAGACGTGCGAGCCGTAGACGATGCGACACTCGGAGCGGAACGGGACCGAGACCTTCCCGAAACCCTTCCAGTCCGCGATCGGCGTGTCACGGTTCAACTGTTCCTCTGTGCCTGACACCGGCTCCAGGTACATGAGCGTTTCAAGTTCACTGGGGTCATCGTCGACCGCTTCGCCGATAGCGTTCTGGACAACGTCGGTCGGGGTAAGCAGCGTCACCGATTGGATCATCAGGGATTCGACAACGCTCACACGGCCACCATCCTGTTCTGGATCACCTGGCGCATCGCATCAGGCGTTCGTGCCCGCTTGTATTCCTGCGCCAGCCGGACGTTGCGAGCCTTGTCGTCGGGGTCCTGGCCGATCCACTCATCGTTTCCGGCGACACCCACACGGTCATGGCACAGGTGCAGCGCCGTGCCTCGTAAAGCTCGCTGCGTCCCTACCAGTCGCGTGAGCGCGAGCGACATGCAGACATCTTCCTGACCCCAGCCGCGCAGCCGTTCGTCTGCACCACCGATCGCCTCCCAAGCCTGACGATGCAAGATCAGCGGGGGCGCGTGTCGGAACGCCGTGCCGGGGTGTTCGGGTCGACCGAAGGGCCGATGATCCAACTCCCCGTCCCAGTCGTTTCCTAGGCGCAGGATGTGTTCAGTGGCCTGGCGATTCGCCTTGACCTTCAGGGACCAGGGGCGACCCCAGTGCTTCGGGTCGATCGCGACCGACGCGACGAGCCGCCGCACGGACAGGGGCGAGACCCACGTATCCGCGTCCCACAATGCCAGCACATCGGTCGTCGCTTCTCGGGCTGCGCGGTTCAGCGCCAGCGTTTTGTAGAACGGGTCTTCCCCGTCATCCGAGGCAACGATCAGCTCAGCCTCGGGGAACTCCGCTTGGAGCTTCGTGCGGATGAGGTCCCACACCCGCGTGCGCGAGCCGTCGGGATCGCGCCATGCCACCAGGAAGCTGAACGGCACGGCAGCGGTTTCCGGCGCTGCTGCAAACTCCCTGCGCTGCATCTTCTTCGCATCCCAGCCCTTCGCCCAGTGATGCACAGCGAAGGTTCGCGCCGGGTAGTCGAACGTCCCGAGCTTCTGGCGTTCCCACCAGCCGACCGGGTAGAAGGCCCACGGGGGGAGGCGTCGCACGTCTTCGCGTTCGCGCCACAGCGCGGTCGCGTACTCGGGGCCAAGCGCCTCATTGGCCGGAAGCC